ATATTTATTCTCTACTATTATTTATTACAATTTGTAAAATTTAATAAATAATAAAAAAATTCTTTACTTTTCATAAAAATACTATATTATTTATGAAATGACTAAAGACAACATTCTAGAATATTAATTGATAAATTCCTACCCTCCATTAATTATTATATGTTTAATAAACTCAAAAATTTTATAAATCGCCCTGAAATGTTCATATTATCGTTATCATTTGGGATTACTATACTGATTTCATTTTTAATCGCAATAGGCGTTTATATGTTTAAAGGCATTTTTTGGTCGCCATTTTTCATAGTAACAGGATTCCAATTCCTATTCTTTATTGTAACGAATACGATATTACAGAATAGAGATGCGAATAAAATTGCAGAATTAGAGATTCAAGCTCTAGATAAACTCTCCAAATTCACTATCGCTATCCAATGTGCATATTGTAAGGTTCCAAATACTGTCCCTATTAATCTTAACCAAGAGAATAGATTCACTTGTACCAGTTGCAATCAAGTGAACGGTATTAAAATGCAATTTTTCACAACACAAATCACATCCCCTATAGAGAAGAATCCCCTTGAAGGGATCATTGAAGCTGCATCTAAAACTTCAGACGTTCAAAATCTTTAACACAAGCATCAGCAATATTGATCATGGCTTTAACTTTATAGCTCATGTTCTTTGCAATGTCTAGTTTATGAGGTTTTTTAGTAATTACTGCGTTTTTATTAGCAAGCTTAATCTTTTCACGAATTCCCGCAAGTGTAAATGCTAGATTAGAAAGGTCTTCGCCTAGACTTTCCAAAGGATAAGGTGGTTTCTTTTCACTTTTCTGCTCTAAATCATCCATTGTTTTAATAATATCTCGTTCCATATCAAATATTTAACCTTTTTACCGTAGAATATCCATTTCAATCATCTAAATATTACACACCATGCGTGATAAACTTACGAAACCTCTAAATTTATCGAATGACGAAGTATTAAAGTATTATAAACTGCTCGTATACGAATTAGAGAACAACGTTTCCTACATCATTTTCAGAAAATTAAAAGTGAATAGTGGATATTGTATATGGCTACCCAATGGAACATGTCATATTGAATTAGACCCTAGAGACGAAGTTCTGCCAGTATTAATACACGAATTACTCCATGCAGTATTCCCCGATTATGACGAAGATCAGGTATTAGCGTTAGAATTCACGCTGACCATGAGATTATCTATTCGCCAATATCGAAAATTATGGGAATTAGCAATACGAAAAATGCGAAATAAAAAATCTTTACTATCATGAAATTCGAAATACGCAATATTATAAAACACGATGATAATACATGTGAACTTAAGGTATTTTATGACAAAGAATTTGAAGATGTTGTTGCTAAACACTACAAAAAGAAACGAGTATCCCACAAGAATGTGCAGGATTTCATATTCAAAGCAGTATCGTCAATTACTTCAGTTTAGCTAGTAATGCTACAATTGATTGCTCAGTAACAAATGAATTTCTCCATTCGTTAATCTTCCGTGAGAAGATATATATCCCACTATTCTCACACAATTCTTCAAATTCCTTAATCTTAGGCTTAATTTGCTCTCTCTGTTCTTCCAATTGTTTTGTATACACCTCGACTTCTCCTTCCTCCTTAGTAAAGGAATAACTCAAGTCCATCATTTGTAAAGCTGTATCAAACTTAACAAAACTTTCAGGACTAAGATGTTCTTTAATGGCATCCAACCCCAACATTGCCAATTTCTTGCTTTTAGCCTTACCATATCCTTCCACACCTTCGATATTATCGGCAGTATCTCCAAGCAATGCTTTGTAGTATAGGAAATCCTTCACTGGAACCCCAACAACCGATTCAAAATTTGAAAGGTTTATGATCACCTTCTTAATAGGATTATAGCACGTAGTTTGTGAATCTACCAACTGTAAGAGGTCTTTATCAACCGTTACAATAATATTTTCACCGTCCTTATTTTCCTGTATAAGCCAACTCATTACATCATCAGCTTCAAGAACATTAGGATACATCTGATATACGCCTAACGCAGTGATCCATTTCACTAGTCTATCATGATATCCATGAACTTTCTCTGAAATTGCAGGATCACGGTGTTGTTTATACGTATTATCTGCAAGTTTTTTTCTAAAGTTTGTCGATGGATATGTCAACCTTTTGTCCCAAGCAACCCACGTTTCATCAGGCTTAAACTTGTCCACAGCAGACTTCAAGGATTTTAAGAATCTATAAATAGTTCCTACATCATAGGTATCCAAAAAATCAGATTTCATATTCTGTGCCACCCAATATGACCTATAAAGCATGTTGGAACCGTCAATTATTAATCTCTTATACATGCTTCCATAATACAGTAAAAGCTGGAAAAATCAAATTAATTATTGATTTCCACCAGTAACTTAGATAAATTAGAACATGGAACCACAAGTATTTACAGTTAAACCTGAACAAGTAGGTAACGAAGACGTATCACAATTTTTGAATAAAGCTATCGCTAGAGAGTTTAGTGATGGGGAATATTTCATCGTCAATGAAACTACAATTGACACCATTCATCCTCAAACCATGAAAAAAAGAAAGGTTCGTGCTTTCTGTATTGAAGCAAGAGGACGAACACAAACTATTTACTTCGATATCACTGAAGTAAGTGCTGCTCGTGCCTCTACAAATTCTTGGGGGCTTTAATAGTTACCGTAAGGATTCGATAGGTTATTCTTAGAGTAATCAAACTGTTTAGCTCCATCAGTATCCACAGTATTTGGTGCTTGTGCTCCCAATAATTCTGCTGGATTTGCACCACCAGAAAGTCTTCCAGTCTGTGTAGTATCGTTGATTTGAGTATTCTTTGGTTCTGCGTGTAGTCCTGGTTCCATACTGTATTCGAATCTCTTGCATTTGATAAGCCATACGTAATGCCCCATCAATTGGTTAATGTTTGGTAGATACTCATCATCTCTTTCAGTAATCTCGTATAGTGCTGCTCCTCTACCATTAGGTCTATCCCCCCATCCACCATATTCAATCATCTCGATGATATCTCCTGATTTAGGTTCTGTGCCTTGTCCGAAAGTGTTATAAAAGCTGGATAAATGAATCATTGCGGTCATATCACAATCAGCCATAACACCAAACTTGGCAAGAAGGATTGAATCGTTTGTGATACTTGTTACCATGTTAATGCTTCCAGCACTTAAAAATGTAGAAGTTGGGTCTTCACCGTATAGATAGTCTGCTGTCGATAAGTTATACCCATGAGTGTAATAATTTACAGTAACCCCATAATGTTCAATCTGCTCCATCCACCAAAGACTGAAGTTTTCCCTCTCATTGGCGTTGATATCTTTGTTTAAATAGCGAACAGTATCCATGTATTATTATTTATGCAAAAAGAAACCTCTTGCTTCGCAACAAGAGGTTTCTTTATAAACTATGGGTTATTAATTACTTAATAAGACTGTCACCTTTCTTAATGTTAGAAACGGTGTTAGAACCTTTAGGATTCTGATAAGCCTTTAAGCTAGGGTTGAAAGGCTTTGGCTTTCCGTCTTGTTCAGGAATGCTACCTTCAGATGCTTTGCCACCCTTAGCCTTTCCCAAAGTTCCCTTAACCTTCTGGCTGGTTTTCTTTGTAAGAAAATCACCCAACTTGTTGCTCAATTCTGTAAGCTGACCCTTAAGGTCTAAGGATTCATCATAAGGATTCTCTTCTTTAGGCTCTTCTTCCTTTGGTTCCTCTTCTTTAGGCTCTTCGGAACCCTCTTCTCCTTCTTCAGAAGCTTCCTCGCCACCTTCTTCTTCAGAACCTTCCTCTTCTTCAGCACCAGACAACTTAGATACAATATCCTGTAACATTGTTACGATGTCTTGAAGCTTTACTGTTAAATCTTCTTCTTCACCTTCTCCTTCCTTACCCTCAACTCCTTCTTCTTCTCCTCCTCCTCCTTCTCCTCCTTCGTCACCGAATTCGTTACCAAAGGTTTGATCTTCAATAGCTTTATCAGAGTCAGGGGTTTCGTTTTGGAAATCAAAATCTTCTTTCAATACACTTTGGAAGATTCTGTTAAATGCGCTTGGTATTTGTGATTCTTTCATTTTAGATGGTTTTCCTTTTACTTCAGAGAATTCTTTCTTCTCTTCGGGTTTCTTAAGTTCTTTTTTAGCCTTTTCATCAGCACCTTGAGAAGGCTTTGTTTTTGCAGCACCTTCAAGGTCGCCTGTCTTTGGTCCTTTTACTTTGTTATCCTTAGCCTTTTTAGCTTCAGTAACTAACACTTGGTTTGCGTAGATGTTGGACAATTCGTTTTTCATAGTTTATAATATTATTTATCTCATTTTGCTAAATTTTCATGTTAATAATACCCAATAATTCTTAAATTGGTTTTAGTTTTCCAATCTGGCGGTGTAACACAATTAGAACCCATAGCATTATATGTATATGTAATGCTATTTACAGACGTTTTAGGTATTGTAGTATATGGACTGGTCAATCCTGCTATTGGAGATTGTGACATATATACTTGAATGCCATTAACTGTAACTGTTCTAGGATATCCACTACTTCCCTGATATGACGTATCATCAGCCCTTAAAAGAATAAAACTTGCAGTAGACGGTATTGAATAACTTACCAGATTAAAACTGTAATTATATGTAGTATTATAACCATATAAACACTGCCAATCCCCATTGATATCTTCTGGACTTTTACTAAAAACGATCAATGGCGTAGCACTTGGTGTAATGGTAGTTGGAGATGATACGTTACTATTTATCAAATTGATCAAAGCGAATATATTATTACTAAAAGAATTACTATACGTAGTCAAATTAGTTATAATGCTGGCTTCCACAGAACTTAAAGAACACGCAGCAGTATCTAAATTTGAAAAGTTAGCATTCAATATAGAAAGACTATCTCCCAAACATGCATTTTCATCTATTAAAGTAGTATAGTTGCAATTACTCATTTTATATGTATCCTATTAAAAATATTTTATAATATTGTGAGTTACAAACACCCCCATAAAACCAACTATAGGTGTAACTTCCTATATTATTTATGGCTAAAAGCTGATTTGTAATTGCTATTCCATTAACTGTAAACAAAATAGAGTTATCTTGTGATATTGAATCACATCCAACTGGATAACCCGATAAAAAAACCACGGAAGCACTATTAGCTATATATGTAGATGGTAATATTAAAGTTCCAGAGGTAAATCCAGTAGACCCTGCTAATATAGTAGACACTAAAACATTTAATGTAGTAACCATACTAATATTTGTAGCATATACTAGACTAGTTATACTGTTAGCAATACCTCCCACTGTCATCCCAAACTGATTAACTACAGTGCTCAATGCAGATAAAGAAGCATTAATAACACATAGGTTAGTATCCAAAGATGACAAGTTTCCATTAATAGTAACTAACGAATCCCCAATATAAGAATTCGAATCTATTAAATTTGTAAATTGGCAGTCACTCATATTAAACAACCCTAATGATATATGCTAATGCATAGTAGGGTGGTCTATTTTCATGAGGGACACCACTGCCTACTAAAGAGCTATTAAAAGTATTTGGGTCTTTTCCACCTATAGAAGTATGCACATAAGATAGATTGTTTTGACCAGCACTTGAACCAGTATCATTAACGGCAATCGTATGTGAGTGTGGTGGCAAATTTGCAGCAACTAATCCAACAGCACTAAGACTTAAACTGTTTGCATCCCCAATATTATAGGATAGTCCTGCACCAACAATAAACCTATCCCTTAAATCTGGTGAAAAAATAGTTCCATAAGTATTTCCATTACATATACCAAAAGGATATACATCAGTGTTTGATAATCCTCTACCCGATCCATCAAAATTACCCAATGAACCAGAATACATCAATATTCCCCCCACAGGTATCAGTGAAGTGCTAGATTGAAGATTACACACTGCCGTTTCAAGTGAAGAAAAGTTTGAATTGATCTTAACTAATGAGTTTCCCACACATTCAGTAGAATCAATTGTTTGTATTAATGAACATGACATATAGAGTATTTATTCTTTTATTTACAGTTTGGATCAAAATATGGCAACATCGTGTTAAAATTATCCCACAGGTAGCCAATAATTCTATTTATTACCGTGTTGGTTACAATTTCGTTTATTCCTATAAATATCTTAGTTTTTGGATGAACATAAGTTGTATATCCTTTACACTTACTAGTATCAAAGAATAAAGTGCTTCTGAACAACTCAATATTATCCCACACCTTTTGAAAACTCTTATTATAAACCCAATTCTGCACATATTCTTCTTTATGGATAAGCATATCGTTAAGGTTCCAATAAGATGCTGGTAAATTAGAGTTCAACTTATTCACCGTTAATAAATCAACAATTTTCACTATGGTCTGGTTATTGGATATTAAAATATTTCTATACTCATCTTGGAATATAGACGTTATTTCGTTAATACACTGGTTTGAACCGTCAAGAATATATCCAGCAAATGCTCCATTCTTAAAGAACTTCAAAACCTGATTACCTGCAACTACATAGATACATATCCTTCCATAACTCGAATTAATCTTTGATGGTAGATTAGACGTATATGCTGAAAAATCGTAAGTGAATAATAAAATTCCAGTGGATGTATAAACTCTAACATTTTCACCAGTTAAAATATGAACATTGCCATCCACATCACCCGCAACACTAATAGGGGCATTTATCATCAATTCACTATCAGTTATAGTATTAATCCAAACTCCATTATTTGTAAACAGTTTTACGCAATTATTTCCCGTGTCTGCTACCAATACATTGTCGTTCACATCAACATTTATATCGTTTGGTAAATAAAACTTATTTTTAGAATTAACTCCACCAATTCCACCCCATACTGAATATGTATTCCACACATCATACTCATATTTCATTCCAACGACTTTACCAGCAAGATTATCAAGAATGAATATCTTACCCTGACTATCCATTGCCATACCTATAATATTATTAAACGAACTATTACCATCATAACTGGATATTTTAGATGCTCCAATTTCTGTAGCGAAATAATCTGAAGATAAAATTTCTATTTGTGTTGTTAAAGCTTTATAAACGAAGTTATTTCTACTTACAACATTAACAATTGAACATGATGTAACCGTATATTGACAAGGAACTGTTTCATAGATAGTGTTATCAGTTGTTCCAAATTCTTGAATATTTAAATTCCATTCACCGTTAATCTTACAATCAACAACTACAACACTCCCTCCACTATTATTTTGGCAGTTACCGTCACTTGTCCATTTTTTGGCAAACGTTCCACCGTTTTTTGTCTGTGACCACGTTACATTATTATCTCCAGTAGATAATAATGCATTCCATCTCCAAGGAATACAATATAAGCCCAAACAGTTTTGTGACGTAGAAGACACACTACATGTCATAACACTGTATGGAGCACATGCAGACAAGCTTCCAGCTATAAAAGTTTCGTCAGAACAGTATAAATTCTCCCATATGATATTTCCATTGATTAGATCATTCCATGTTTTATATGGACATAAATCAACATTAACAGCGTTTCCATACCATCCAAAAAATTCAGTATATTTACCATTTAGAATTTCCGCCCTAATATTTAAATAGTCTAAATTATCATCCATTTTTTCTATTACTGAGTTTATAGTATCTTCTACAACCCATTCATTCGGTGCTATATATGGAGTATTTGGATATGGCACAATTAAAGGAGAATTCTCCGACCTTAATTCAGCAGGATCGATGTTGGTTACATCATATTCCGTAACTACATCTATCACATTATCGTAAATATGGTATTTCATTGTGCCATTTTCAACAGAAGATATTGAAAAGGTTTTCGTCCCTAATGTATTATATACAGTGTTAAAAACATTCGAACCTGTAAGCTGAACATTTCCATTTTCTCCATCATCTACATATATAAGAGTAGATGATGGATCAATACCAACTACTTCAAAAAATACATTACTTCCTGTTAATACATAACGATTAGGGGTATAAAGAACGATATGTATATATGGGTCTACTATAAACGTTCCTTGCGATATTAACGGTATAGACCTTGGAATCCAATCATTACCAGATAATGCATTTATCTTACATGTGATAACTGACGAAGCCATAACTGTTATATTACTAGGAGAATATAAACTACACGTATTTAAATTGCTACCATCACCATCATACTTTAGAAAATATGGAAATATCTGTGTGTTAGCAGGGTTTAAAATAGTTAAAGGTGATGTTTCCCACAAAGAATCGTTATTTACTGTCCATGTCGTTGATATAACATTCTTAATAATAGGCGATAAGTTAGCACTTGTGTTCGATGATTGATATGCCCAAGTTTTAGGATATGTAGAATTACAAGCTACATCTGCCCAACTAGAAGGCTTATCGGTAAACGTGTTTGATATGTTATTTACATCTACATTAATCCACCTCCAAACTGTATTATATAATCCATAACATACATCAACACTCTCACCACTAAGAGATATAGTTAAGTTGGCATCAAATTGATTTGTAACATATGATCCATCACTTAATGCAGTATCGTCAAGAAATACTGTCGATCCTGCAACTCCATCGTCAAAATTAATAGGAACTGTTGCATCATATGGTAATATTTGTATACTTCCAAATGTTGACGTATCAGAAACATTTTCATAACCATAAGGATTTACTGTAGATACGTAATGGGGGTAATATGTCAATGTTCCTGTAACATCGTCTCTATAAATTATTGATCCAGAATACAAGAAATATGAATTAGTAGCACGTAAACTAATTGGAACACTTACTTGAACCCCTGAACTATCAGAGGGAACTGCTACTGTAGAATACGATGATGTTACTTGGGTAACAGTCAAACCAGATACATTCCAAATAAATGATGCTCCTACTGGTAAAGATGAGAGAGCTACTAGATTAACTATTTCAGTATGTCCTTCACCATAAAAATAGTTTCCTACACTATTTGATCGATAGTTACTAAGATTTAAAGTGTTTTGATTGCCTACAGAATCAAAATATAGAGTAGGAAATGCCTCAAAAGCACCAGCAGATAAGAAATAAGGAACGAATGAAGCAGATATTTCTTTACTAACTGTGGTTGATTGAGTTGATAACGTAACAGTAATGCTACAAATAACAGGAGTTATACACGAGAACGATAAAGCACTTACAAAACTGGTATGAGTTATTCCATCATGATTTAAAACATACCATATTTGATTTGGTGTGGTTAAATCAAAAGACGTAGAGTATGGCGTTAATGTAACAGTATATTGGTAACTAGAAGTTAATCGATAGAATATTGTAGTATCCTCCGATAACTCATTATTAACCTTAACATTTACATCAATCGCCATTTTTATTATTTATCGGTAAAATCCCTTAATCGACCCACTCAATATCCAACAATTCAACATATGCTGGCTTGGTTAAAGCTACGGCTTCTTGTATATTTTGTTCAATTAATGCTCTAATATTGGGATCAGTGATGCCCAATCCAGATAATTTAATCCTATAGAAAGGACTTTTCGATCCAGGCATCTTATGTTTAAAAAATCGATCTATTTTCTCTATATATTGTAGGTCTGCTGTAGGTATATCCCAAACTAAATCGTTTGCTACCAACACTTCTCTCGCAAATATAGATTGAAACCATTCTGGAAGTTCATAATCGTAAAATCTAACATTGTTCAATTTACCATTAAATATTAAATTCCTCGTATTAACCTCATAATTGTAATTATCAGCCTTTCCGTTGGGCGTTCCTATCCATAAATCATTTTTCTTCAATGGATTTATGTCATAAATGTTAGAAATACACAATTCACTAAGTTTGAATGAATCGATATATACCTTCATAGTATTATTCTTAAAACTTCCTGCTACAGAATGCCAGTTAACATCGTCTTCAAACCCATCCACTGGAACAGACACTTTGAAAACATAACTCTGGCTGTTTATCGTTTGGCCTAATCCGTTTAAAGCGTTCATACCAATTCTAAAATGGACTTGTGGTTTATTCGCATACTTTACATTATTGAAAATTCTTTTCCATTCATACCCCGTAAAGTCTCCATCGAAAGAAAATGATAACAGTGCTTTATTATCTTTGGTCAATTGAGATGAAAACTCTAATGGATTGATGTTACCAATCAAAGAATTGCTATATATCAACTCCCCATCTAAAGATACCTGATAAACTGTTCGGTCATTTACGCCAGAATGAACAATAATAGCATACCACGAATTTGAGTTATTAGTCCTATCGTAAACGTTGACAAAACTTATATTTTTAGTTGGAGGATTATCATTTAAAACTCCTATAGAGAAAGTTGATGTGATAGATTTATTAACGATGTTTATTTTGTTAATTGTATTAGAATCACTTAACACCCAAAGATCATTATTAGGATCAATAGCTATCTTTTGAACGCTGGATACCCCCGCAAATAAAGTTCCATCATAATATAAGTTATTATCCATACCTACTGTCCAAACTTGATTTAAAATATCACATTTAATATCGTTACACACTATTTGTAATAAGTTTCCAAAATAATCAAAGGTTAATTTAGTTCCTGATGTAAAGATCACACTATTATCTTGATATTTTAAAACTAAGTTGCCATCTAAAATGTTTGTATACGTTTGATCTACGACAATTATATTATCTCCTGATAATATAAAAGTATTAATCGCTGAATCCGTTTGATAATACGATAAAACGTCACCTAAATGGTTATATTTGATAATCTTCTTATTGTTAAGAGTAAATGTATCTACAACATACAACTCCCCATCTCCATTAATGGCTACGTGTTGTGGATTGCTTACGATACCCACAGACGAATTAGTTCCTATGTCGTTATATGCATTAATATTCTGGTTGAAATATATAAGATGCCCAAAATTAGTTTCAGGAACTACAAAGAATGGAAAATATTTAAGGTTATCATAAAATAGTCCATATCCACCATCACCAGTAAAACATCCTACCAACTGTGATGATGAAGCATTGTTCCAATCGTTATGGTTAACATCAACTGCTACAGTAAATTCTCTTTGTATATTTATTACATCATTATATACAACTTTAACATCTACAAAATCATAATTTTCTAAATTGAGCGATCCGTTAGTTAAAGTCTTATCAATAACATCATTTACATTGAAAGGATTTATCATTATCGTATTGTTGTATATTGATGTGTCTATTGGACTATTAACCCAATTATTAACTTCCAATTTTAAATGACTATTATCATCTCCCGCAAGAGTTTTTACAAGCATACTGGCAGTGTTTTCTCCTACATGTAAGTATGAATATAAAACACCCGCTTCAAAGGTTAATACTGTAGGAATATCTGTAAACGGAGCACCATACGTGATATAATCCGTGTAATTAGCCGTTCCTTGTAATGCTTCTTCATAGGCAATTCGTCCTGGGTTATAATACCTATCCAACCATACTGGTTCAGTATTTATATCTGGTGCATACAACCAACTACATAACCACGTTCCGTCTGTAAGACCCGATGGTGTTCCCCAAGGAGTATTTTCACCATACCCTCCAAGATTCTTAAATATTTTGTCAGCCATAGCAGGGATTGGCCCTGAAGTAGCACCACTAAACGCTAAAGTAGAGTCTTTTAAAGCTACAGTGTCTGAAAAAAAAGGATAATGAAAATATGTCAATACATCTTTCTTAAATGTCACTTCCGTTGTGCTTGCTTCATACCCCAAATGGATGTTGTCATATCCATCAAGCTGATTATGGCCTGTGAAAATCTTATAGTAGTCTCTCTGTTGTAAAGTGTTTGACATATTTAGTATTTAATTATTAACAAGATTGTCTATAATGGCTGGTGCTACTGTAGGAGTATACCCCGTTTTAAGGTTAGCCAAGTTAACATTCACTATATCATTTGAAAATAAGTCTTGGACTGCCAAAGATGCTAAAAAGTTGGTAGGTGGGTTGTTGATGACTTTATTAACTTCAGTGTTATTGTTATTTTGCTTATTTTCCAAATTCATGTAATACGTTACCCAATCATTTCTGAAATATTCACTGTCCGTTATAGAATTTGTAATATCTTCTACTGTATATCCAGCATTAAAAACGTATGAATATATATCAATACCGTCAACATTAACTTTGTCTGCACCGAAAGATAATCCAGTAGCCCTTAGAACGTTATCCGTTCCAAATTTCAGATATCGGATTCCTTGATCTGTTTGTGTAGTAAAGCTAATATATCCTCCAACGTAATTAACGCTAAATTGACGAGTATACGCATCTACATCATTAATACTGCCTATTCCTAAACTTATCGTATATGGATATGTTTTCTGCACCTGTAAAAAACTATCATTTACCATAATATTAACTTGATCCCCACCAATAGAATCTAAATTAAACGATGCTGCGTTATCAATAGTAGCACCCAACAATATTTGATTGGTCTTGGTATCAACATACGCATATGTTCCTATACCCTTCGGAGACAACTTTAAAGTGGCAGAATAGAGAAGGTCATTCTTAATCCTATCCTCAATTGCAAAAAATGAACTTAATGGTAAAGTATCTGTAAGTATTAAAGCATTACCTTTATTTACAACAAAATCTTTAAATCCTTCAAAAATAGGACTAGTATAGAATCTAAATCCTTCTTGGTAAATACTTAAATTCTCTACCACTGGTTCATTTCTATAATATTCATATTTCAACTTTATAGGACTTAAAGCTGATAAAGAATCATATTTAACTAGGCTCATAGTATTACTTATTTCAATCCTAACCTTTTATAACTGGAATGGTGTAACTTCCACTTTAACTAAACTGATATTATCACCTACTTGAAAACCATACGTTATAAAATTTTTACTATTTCTTACCCTTAGTAAGTTAACTGAAGTTGAGCTAATTGAAGGATATGATAGTGGGCCAACAACAACATTTGATACATCAAACGTATCAGTGTTCATACTATACGCTGTAATTGATGGATAAAATACATTATAAGAGCTAATTTGATATGTATAAGTTAAATCATAATTTCTCGGATCGTTTACATCACTTGGAAATTCCCCATTATATGTAAAAATAGATGTTGGTGCTGAATATCTACTTACTGTTTGAACTCCACTACCATCACCAATATTCCAATCAATTCTATCAAGGGGATAACTCCCACATAAAGTTTCATAAGGTGAAATAGTAACCGTTAAAGGGGTTTGTCCATAGCTATTACCAACAGTTTTAAGAATTGCCACTGGTAAAACTTCATCCAATGTAACTATACCTGTTTTAATAGTGGATTGAGTTGTGGAGGATATGTAATATCCGCTTAAAACTGTATTATTACAATTAGAGTCTACAATTTTACTATTGCCCCACGTAGCAGTTTTACTACCTTGAGTGCTTGCATCTTTCCAAGTAAGAAAATTGATGCTAGATGATTGCAAATTACCCCAATACCAATATTGACAATACTTACCAAAACAGTTATTAGTGTTTACTGATGTATTTGTTACAGTAGTGGTTGTTTGTATAGTGGAATTTTTATTCTGTGTCAAGGTTACATTATAGGTTCCTGGCATCATATATATGTGTGACACTACATCATTTATTGAAGTGGTATATGCCGTGTTAGTAGATTGGTTATAGTAATCACCAAAATCCCAAGTGTATAAAACACTATCCATAGAAGTAAGAGTTCCACTGTCTGAAATGTTAGCAAAAACGGCAGATAACGCAGGAGCATGACCGAAGATATACGTAGATGTGCTGTATGCACCAGCACTTAATACTGGAAATATACCATTCCATCTAGCATTATTTTTTACGGTAGTTCCAGTTTTTACTATAAAGTCAGTAGTCATGTTTTATGCCAATTTTTCTACACATATACAATGTAATCGCAATCCATTGGTATTAAATGGGTTATATATAAAAACTGTATTTGGTAAAGGAACTGCTGATCCATTATTATATGCGATATAACTTGGGCAGTAATTTATTGATGTATCTACAACGTTATGATACTGGGGGCCGGCAGAAATGTTATTTACAATACCATATTCTTGAACTCCTGCATCCATATACGCTCTAAGATTATCAACCGTGGCGTTGTCAGTAGCTTGAGTAACTACTCCATTAGATGTGCTAAGTCTAACCAGTTGCCTAATAGATTGACTTGATAATCCATAATTTAACACTTGATATCTTATATAAAAAGGCATACAAAACGCTGACATTCCTACACTATCCGTAGGAGATGGGATTCTTAAAGTCCTTAAATTATCAGTATATGCTGAATCATTAGGATCAGTAATATCACCTATAGTTGCAGACTCTACTACATTACCACCAGACATAAACAATGTCCCTAAAGCTGCCCAAACATTATTTGCCCCACCATTAGTTCCATTAAATTGTGCTATTGTATATGTAGGAGTTGAACCAACTCCTGCGTTATCGTGTGCATCATACATTATTTGTGTTGGAAATGCAGTATTAACAATATCACTCATATAACCCGCAAAAAAAGTACCAGAACTACCAGGGAAATCGGTGCTAATGTCTTTAATACCGAAGAAAAAGTTATTTTTCAATGATGATGTATAAGGAAGTGATTCAAAAACAAATGGACTATTTGTTCCCGATCCTGATAATGATGTAAAAGAAATATACATACCAACCAACAGATCAGTCCAAGTTCCTACATTAAATTCTGCCTGATAGGATTCTTTTGGGCCTAAAATTAAACTTTGTTCTGTTCCTAAAAGTGTATTTTTTTGATATATTTGAGCCATAGTATTATTTATCGTTATTATATTTAATAGTCCACTATATTTGCGGCACTAATAGACATTCCTACTCCTACACTAGTTTCATCTCCACCAACAGTAAATATTCCAATTGTATATGCTTCAAAATCATCATATATATAGGTATTATAATTTACCACCGACGCAGGGCCATATGTTGTGCCTAAAGAGTTGTGATATCTATCCAGTATAACAATATTTCCCGTAATATACTGTTCAAAAGTATCAAAAGCATAGTGTCCTGTAAGAACAACTGTAATATTCAAAGTATAATAACTATCACCAAATGCATTAGTAACCTTAAATGGTATACTATTATCACCCGCTTGATCCGCTGATGGACTTAAAGTAAATATAGCTGAAACACTATTAAAGGAAACCCAAGCACTTAAAGAATTATCCAGTAATGTATAAGATATTGGGTTATTGATAGCAACAACATTATAATATCCAACAGAATCAGCAGTTATTTGTATATTCAGCGAAGATATAACTTCTGGTAAATTAGCCATCGACACTACTTTAACTGTATAATATGTGCTACCGTAAGAATTTGTGAGGGTTAATGGTATCGTATATATACCATTATTTTGAGGTATACCACTTAACAATAAAGTATTAGTATTGAGAGTTATCCAAGGAAGTGCATTACCCAATAAAATCGATGTAGGGGTGTTTAAAACGCTTAAAGTGGTGCTAAAGGTTTCCAACGTAGGAACAAAAAAGTTTAATTCGTTTAAAACAATCGGAGGTTCACCAATAGTTGCGTTATTTGGAGTATACATTGTAGCCCCCTTTAATTCCAATATTTCATTGTCACTAATAATAATTTCAATTAAAGAGTTTTGGCCGGATAAGTTCGTAAATAAGGTAGAAAATACATACTCTTTAGCATCATAATCATAACTTAATACTGGTCTACCTATTATTGTGTTTACTCCACTTAAAGATGCTAAATCTAAAGAATCTTCACTTAAAACAGGGAATGCTTTATAAAAATTGTTAGTGTTGATATCCAATCCATAAATTTCAGGATATACTACTCCACCACTTAAATATATTACACTTAAGAATACCTTTTTCTCTGATGGAAAAAACCACGTATCACCAGTTATTGCATATTCTGTAAAAGTGTCGCCGTTTAATTCTCTTGATAACGATGCTAGAACTGGCAACCCCAATGAAAGAACGTTATTAGAGTTAGCAGTTCCATAGATATATGATAAACTATAGTCATAATTTAACTTTTCAAAAATAATTGCACTAGAAGTTTCAATCATTAAGGTATCAAAAAATACATCCACGTTTCTAATATAACCACCAGTTAAATCGTTATATAGACTTAAATTTTTATATGGAGTTATGATGGAAGATAAAGCGTTTGTTGCAGTATCAACAAACTGGTTATTCTTACGAATCCAAAGATCACCAAAATATTCCTTTCTTAAAGCAGGAGAAACGTTATCAATGTTCTTATATAAGCCATATTGATTACCAAAGACATCACTACACCATACATCCATTCGTTTACCTCCCTGTAGAAGAATTTGAGTATCTGCCCATGCATCTACATTAACTTCCCCCGAAAAACTAACAGGGTGATTGTTAACGTCTATCCACTGTTCATCATTTAAACCTCCCCAAGGGCTATGCTTACTCTGTGGAGTAACAATACCAACTTGCCCATTTGTATGAGTTTCATTGTTTGACTGATATGGAGTAAATTTCTGGTATTTTTTAGCCACATTCCTTTGAATGTTACCTGCTGCATTACCTGCTAAATAATTCTCTTTGATCCATGTATCGTTATAATTAAGAACATTATAGGCTGAGTCTTGATCTTTTTTAGAAAATCCTCTTCCTCCAACTCTAAAATTAGCATTTTCCCCCAACGCTGAAACACTAATAGCAGATGTGTTATACCCTGTAGTAAAGTTTTTACCTATATATAACGAAGTTCCTAAATTATTTGGTGTAAAATATCCTCCTTTATCGTCTTCAGTATATATATCTTGTAGGGTAGGTATAACTGCTACAGTTGGATAATTTCTATTCGATAAATTATACCAAGGAAGCTGAGATATTAATCCAGCACTCAACGTAAAATCATTTTGGGTTATTAAATCACTGAAAGATTTATATGCTGATATAGTCCACGTAAATGAATTAATAGCATTATAATAAATTTCAACTGGATTATTATCCACGAAATTATTCAACACTATTGTAGATGGTGTGTCCGAAGCCGTTGTATTTAAAACTATAGTATTAAAATTAGAAACTGACGATAATACAGAATAGCTACTATCATCAATGATGATTTCACTCCAATACGTAGTGTTTATATAGTTCAGAAGAGTTAAAGGCTGACCCCAATAAACATCTAAATTATTATTATAATACTCAAAATATGATCCAGAATTTAAAACCAAATCCGATACGTCAGGTTGGTTTATAATATTTTGTCCATCAACTACTATTCTAATATTGCCCCAACTCTCAGCGGATTTATAGTTATTTACTTGTGACTTATCAGTGATTCCCTTAACCCAAACTGGTCTTGCACCTTGACTCTTACCGTCATATATAGATGTCGCATAATTCCAACCATATAATGGAGTATTAATAACAAATCCAGCAACTGGTGTAGTGTAAGATGACACTGAAGGTGTATATGTAATGCTTGAAACTGCGGTAACTGCTGGTATATTAGTAAAAATATATGCACCACCAGTTAATAATCCCTTGTATGCACTCAAAGCATATGAATTTATATATGCACTAACTTGTATTAGATATAAACCAGTTAACGTAGGAACGAAACTTATACTGAAATTACTATTGAAAACTACATTATCGACTACGAAATCTGTTGGAAATACGTTAGAAGTTGAATGTAGGTCGCCAGTTATTGGATCAGTTGTATATATTGTTCCATCTGGTGTTGTCAATTGCCAAGAATATGCTGATATATCTGTTACTCTAACACTAGGATATTGACTAGATACTGCTGATGCATTAACCACATAAGAATTCGGATAGCTAACGGATACTGTTGTTTGATCATCAATAACCGCTAAATCGTAAGTTGACCATATACTACTCAAAAGACCGCTAGTTAAAGGTGCATCTTCAACAAGACTAGATAAACTGTATGTTGATACACTGGCTTTAGAGTAAAGTATAAACTCGTTTGCTCCAATCACCATATCAGATGCAGTGTTTGAAGAATACCATACTCCATTAACATCACGATATGCTTTAACCCATACAACTCCCGAATTATCTTTATATGGGTATCTAACTACTAAAGATGGGAATGAAACTGAATCAGAAGTTTCAAAGGGTTCAATACAACGATAGTAAAAATAGTTCTGACCTTTTCTTAATGTCAATGTTGCATTCAGTGATCCATTAGTCCATTCACCATACCCCCAATTTGGAGTTGTTAAAGATGTTTTATACCATGCAAACCCGCTACTATTACTATACCCTAAACCATCTACTCCCCTCCAAGAATTTAGATCGAATTCTTGTGGAGACATTTCATCTTCAGCAATAAAATCTGCAAAACTACCATTATCAGTATATACTACTCCATTGTGACCAAAAGGAGTAAATTGAATCTGCCTACATGTGCAAAAACTGTGATCGTTATAATTCCAATCCTGTGTATATGGACAATTAACTTCGTGTATCAACGATTGAAATACATTATCAATAGGAGTGTCTTCACCAGTCCATAAAAATCTTGTCACAACTCCTGGTTCCAATTCAGCATTAAACCCATTTTGTTTAACACCTTGTAGATTGCCATTATTAATATATGAACCTGACAACCACGCAGCTTCCAATGCAGAAGTAGAATCTTCATCATACTTCTTTATTTTATAAACCACATCGGCAGAACTCAAATTATCTGAAGCGGTAGCAAGAGGTATCTGAATTGCGGATAGTTTAGCACTTTCACATATCTTAACATTCGTTGGTAATAAATTAACTGCACTTAGAGTTGAATCTACAACCTTCAAATAAGGCCAATACAATACACTGTTACCATTAGCAGAAATTGATAAATCGGTCTTATCAATCCTATATAGCCATGCTTCTGTTATTTCACCAGAGTAATTTGAATCAGTATATGAAGGGGGAGGATTATCCCATATACGAATCTTATCAGCATACTTATAAACACTACTTGCGTATGCTTTTGATTCAGCTAACGTTGTAGAATTTACAGTAATAGCTTGAACCGAACTCAACGTATATGTTGAACTCCAATACGCTTGATCCACTGCCGTTCTGTAATATAAATCTAAGAACGAATATGTAGGATTGTATTGTAGAGATGGCCCCGACCATTCAATTCCATCCCCACTCAATCCATATCCAGCAAAAGGATACCTGAAAACCGTCTTACTTCCAGCAGCAAAATATGCACTTAATGCGGCAGAAGAGTTTACATCATATATCTTTGCATTTAACCATGCTCCTTCTATTCCTCTACTCGTTTTAACAAAAATGGTATCTGCACTAGATATATTACTTGCTGCTGTAGCCAAAGATTCAATGTTGGTAGAACTTAAAGCTATACCATCATATATAGGATTACTCAAAGCTATACTTTCATAAACTCCACTAGGAAAATAAAAGAAGTTATTTCCACTATTCAAAGAAATGTTAAAATAGTCTGCTGAAGCATTAGTAATCAAACTATATATAATGTCTCTATTCTCCCCCAAAAACTTTTCAGTATAATCCTGCATTGAATCGGCAGATATGTTAATAGTTCCTGAAGAATATGCCCAATTAAGAGATGATAACGACAACCCTTTAGAATTAAAAAAAGATTCTGTAGTTGCATCAAATGGGTCAACGTAAGCAGACAATGGAACATCTATACTGCGATCAAAATATTGATGATCGTCGTAAAACTCTTCTATTTGAATATTAAGGGTATTATTAACCGAACTCAAAGCGGGTAAAGATTGCCAAATAGTAGATGGAACTGTAATATACGAATTGTTCTTTTGTGTATATTGATTTAGTATTGTTTGCCTTAAATCTTGAACCAATCCCCTATTTGATCCCACTAAGTTATACTTCAACTTAGTTGGTTTTAACTGTTTCCTCAAATTCAAGTAGTATAATGATATGTTCTTTAATTTTTTAGCAAAAAATGGTATTGCTAAAAGAAGTTCCTTTTCATCGTTTAGGTTAACCTTACTATACCAATTTTCCTTTTCAATATCTGTCAAGAAAATTTGTAACCCCTGCAATAAGGTTAAATAGTTCAATCGTATTAAAGTTATTGTATCTACATTAGAAACCTTTTTATTTGAATACCAGTCTATCAAATATTGGTTATACTGCTTATACTCTTGACCGGGTATGACACTTTTATACCCTGCATACCAATCTATAAATGACAATGGTGCATCATTGTCAAAACTATCAGAGATAAGTTTCTCTGGTTTCGCATACGTAGATAGCTGCTGAGTGTATTTGTTGTTGGTTTGCACTGTTATTAATTATTTATCTAGTAAAACAATTCCTACAACTGCTAACCCAATAGATTTTTAGTCAATATATAGTTGAAAATAGTTTCAATAATACCATCGTCAACATACCAATCGGATGATAGAGTTTTATCAAGGGTGGTATATACACTATTCCAATCGATCATGTTATTAATCAGTGTATCCGTTCCACTTAATGGTTCTCCCCACAATCTCTGCCTTGAAATAGAAGCTAAATCCAGCATCCTTTGTATTTCATTTGGGAAGTTCACACCATAATTCAAAGCTGGCTGTCCTAATTCTGCTGCAATGGATTTCAAGGCATCAATATCGCATGTATCTAAATCTGATATATTTGAGGTAAAGTTAGCGATCTTCTCATATGATTCTCTACCAATATCGTCAAAGGTGTTTAATAATTCTGACCCATCTCCAACCACAGCAGGTAAAAACACATCAAACAATTCAGCATTATCAGAAAGAATCTCAGGAAATGCTAGGGATTTCATATATCCCGCCATATTAAAACTATCATTAATCTTTCGAACACTGTATGCATCAGTATAATCGTATATGTTAAAAGGAACTGATATACCCGAAACATTAACTGCTGATAAAGCATCTTGTGCATATTTTTGATACCAAACATTACCAGTCCAATCACCAGTAGCTGCTGCTGATTTAATGTAATTTGATGATGTAGATGTAATAAATGTATTTGTATTATCAATAAAATAATCTACGTTTGGTCTGCGTTTTACGTTTATAATCTTAGCGATAGTATAGTCAAATGCAGGATCAGCATTGAAAACGTGAGCATTGTTTGTAACACTATCAATAACCCAAACTCTGTTATAAACGTCAACAGCTATCCCTCCTAACTCTTCGTCCAGTTGTCCATTGTTATCTGCCTCAGTATATGTTGAGGATAAAGTTATAAACCTAGGGGATTGATCTGTTGTATCAGAAGGTAATCTAGAAAACGACCACGCTGATGTATTACCTGTAACTCTATCAATATATCCAAAACTTCTTATTCCGCAAGTAAACCATACATTATTATTTCTATCCAATGCAATATATGCTGGCCTATCGAACCCCGAAACTGAACTTAAAAGTTTGCCAGTAGTTCCATCATATTTTTCAATTAATCCATATGAATATGTAGTGTTAAATTCTTCAGTTACCCATACATTATTTTGTTTATCTATAACAATATTAACTGGAACTGCACTTATAGATATTGGCAGTGTGGATAGTAAAATTCCTGTTGAAGAATATTTAAATACATTACTAGATAGAGGATTACAGTAAGTAACCCACGCATCACCATTTCTATCAGTTTCTACTACTGGTGGCTTTGATAAGTAATCCCCTTCATTTATAGAAATTTCCAATGGAGTTATCGCAAACAACAAGTTAAAGTTAGTATCAAATTTCAATACTGATAAACTATTATATAAGGACACCCAAAAATTAAAGTTTTTATCCATACTAACATAAGATGGAGTAACGCCTGAAACCTCTGGATGAGAATTTCCAAGTAATGCAGAAAAATCCAAAGTGCTTAATATAACTCCATCTGTGGATATCTTAAATAATTTATCTTGTTCACCGTCAGTTGCCAAAACACTAAAATCTCTTGGATCAACTGCTAAACCGTAGATGCCAGAAAACCCCGAAAGAGCATAATTCGTAGTATCAGTGTTTTGTGACACGGGAACATAATATCTATCAACACTTCCTTCAATTAAAATTCCATTGTCTCGATAATATTCGACAACTGCATTAGTGCTTCCAATCAACTGTGGTGTGTAAATAATCTTACTAATACATCCCACATCTGGAGCAGGAATATATACAAATTGGTTTGGAGCATACTGCAAAGGATATTGAAAGCTGTTATCATCAGCAGTTATTGAATTATATACTGTTGTAGTAGCGTATAAAGCAACCTCTGTCATAGCACTTGCTGTTGTTATAGACGTAAACTTGTAACCTCCGCTTCTAAATCCTTGATTATCTGTCGTAATAAAATATAAAGGATAGTCATCTGCACTAATTGACATTATACCAGTTGCAGAGGATAAACTCAATGTTATTTGAGTAGTTAACCCTTGATCATTCGATTGTGGGTATTCGAAAACTATACCACTTGAATAACTTGTATCACCAGTGAAAATATATTGTCTTCCATATCCATGTAATGTTATCATTGCAGGTATCTTTACATCTGTCCACTTACTAGGGTAAATATCGTCTATATAGTTCCCTGTAATCTTCATGAAATTAGGAAACATATCATTAACTTGCCAAGTGGTAGCTGCTCTTGCTACTTTACTGTTTGAAAAACTCATATATGAATAATATGGTGCATCAAGTTTATCAACGAATCCTACTGTGCTTAATGTTGCAGCAAGTAATAAAGGAGCATTTTCTGTCAATATACCACTTCCAATATCGTCAATGAAATAAAACGATCCAGCAGCAGATACACCAACTTGAACGTTGTTTAAGTATATTGGACTAGCACTTAACACTAAGGAATCTATAATATTTGAACCATCTGAGTTTAAACAGAATCTCCAAGTTGGAGTTAAAAAACTCCATTTTGGATCAACTTGACTTTGAGGTATAGATTTAGAGTTAGCAGCATATAACTGAACGTTCAAGGTATCAACTATCTGAGAACTTTGAACCGTTATGTTAAACGGAACGTCTGGTGGTAATCCTGCTAAACTATATACTTTAGGTATCTGAGTAAAGTTCACATAATCCTGAACATATGACGTTGCGGTTACTGGTAAAGAATACGTATAAATATTATTGGAAGAATCATACACCTGCAACCCCACGGTATATATCCCAGGGTATTGATACGTATGAGATACCTCATTTACATTATAAACATATCCCCCATCTCCAAAATTCCAAACCTTCTTAACAATATTATCCCCAACAGAATTATCTACAAAATCAAAAGATGTATAGTAGATGTATCCGTTATTGTTATTAACGTTGAAGTTGGCAGTTACCATATATTTTAATATCCAGAAAATCCTTGAACTGTTTGCGTAGTATATATGCTTATTTTATTGGATAACGATGCTAAATCAAACAGATAAGGATATTCAAAAACCTGTAAACTAACATTGTTAGATATTTGGGTTTTATCAATAGTAGGATAATCAGGGTTCCAAACAAATAAGGACAACCCCTCAAATAAAATAGTATCATCCGTTCTTCCAGTATAAAATGTATCTACCCCATCAACTTCTAAAATCTGTTGTGATAAGGTTTTAACATCTATAATCTGTCCTAAATAGGTATTAGATGTGCTGAAATAACTATTAAAAACTGAAATCACATCATTTATAATCGATTGATCGTCTCTCTGTGAGGTAGATTGTCTTTTAATGAAAATCGTGCTCAATTGTTCGTCTGTAACGGAGAAAATATTATTCGAGTTATATATACCTATAGCCACTGCTTTGTAAACAGGATCAACATATGCTATTTCCGTTGTTAAACACTTTAAATCCTGTATAGATGTGCTTATTAACTCCTTCTGTGCTGGTAATAAATATGCCAACGAACTATTATCAGTAGTTTTTGGAACTACTACAAGATATACGTTATTGAAATTGCATGAGTCTGAGAATTGTATCTGGTTAAAAAGTGCTCGCTCTTGCAATGTTGGATCAGTTAACCCTAAATCATAAAAATACTGCAAGTATTCTGTAGTATATACCCAATTATTAATAACCTTAACGTCAGCTATAAGATTAGTGAAGTTTGTTAGAATATACGTCTCATAATCTTGTTCATTGACTAATCTATACTGACTCCTGAAAACGGAAGGCGCAGAATTTCTTATCTGATCTGAAGTTTCTGCACTTGCTGTTGGAGTGGATGAAGTATAGTTGGAAATTTTTACATAAGAAAGTCCATTATTATCAAGCGTGTTCAAATAACGATTGCTCAATACGTCGCCCATGATAGTAGAATAGTTCTGTAAATTGTTGGGAGCAGATACTATAACATTATTAAATGCGTTTGCGCCGACAATTCCAGCATCTCCACTACTCTGTAGGAAATATACCGCGACTTGATCACCAGTTTGAAGCTTTTTACCGTTAATATCATCACCAAAAGTTATTTCATATTGAAAATTACCATTCAAACGAATTTCATAAGTCTGAGATAAGCTATTCTCTAAATATAAACTCACAGTTTTTGTATACTGTGTCCAAACGCCTGAAGCAACAGTATTCACATACACATCAATATTGAAATGATCAATTATCGTATTTATAGAGGGTGCAATCAACACAAATTCATTATCTTCACCAGTTGCAGTGTATATAGGATATTCTTGATATGTTCCTTGATACATCAATTTTTGAGTGCTAATATCGTCCAACCCCTCTAAGGTGGCTGATAACGTTTTAACAAAGGTAATTTCTTCATTAAACGCAAAATTGATATTATTAATCGAGATAGTTGAATATCTTGGAATAGTATAAACTCCTGCATTTAAGGTGTCTACCGTAGCCGAAAAGGATAAAGTGGATGTTTGATATCCAAGAGGGTTATAATCCAAGGTCTTAACTATACGATTCATATTCTCGTATAATTGCGCTTCAGTAAACATAGATTCCGAAGCAGTTCTATTCAAATAGTAAATTAGGGTGTTGTATGAATACGCTACAATGTCTATAATCGATGCTAAATTACTTCCAACGTAATTTTGATCGGTAAACACATTCTGGTTATTCAATCGATCAAGAATAAGCTGCCTTAAGGACATTGCATCAAACGCTACATATCCTCCTTTTGGTATATCGAAATTATTGAAACTGTTGGTTGCCATATTATTGATTTGATTGTATTACTGTCATAGCTTCATTTTTCACGTTGAATGCGAAAGAAGAACTATAAGATTTAAGGTTTAAAACTGGAATATCCACTACTAATGTGATATTATATTGATTATTATCAGGATCAGCCACAACATTTACTTGTATTACTGTAACTCTAGGTTCCCATTTTTGAAAATTAGTCAAGATAGCATTACCAATAGACCCTGCGGTTTGTTCATCAATTGGTTGAAATAAGTATTGTAGAAGATTAAGACCGTAATCAGGAAATAGAACTCGTTGACATGGCAAAGTAGAGAAAAGATTCTGTAAAGAATTTGATATAGCTGCCAAATCCTTACTAATTTTAATGTCACTTCCATTAATTGGCAATGGAAACGTCAAGGAATTACTAGAATGTATTTTTGATAATGCAATATCCAACGTCAAATCCCTATAAAATGAATCGTTTAGGGTTTTATCTGCTGCAATTTTCTCCAACGTTTTAATTCTAATAGCCATTTATCTCTATTATTTATGCACTAATCGGTTAAATAATATCATAATTGATATGGAAACTAAATTTGATTTAATGTATGAAAACGTTCTTGGGCGTTATCAACAAGCTGGTTTTATTGCTGGTGATAGAGTGAAATTTAAAAAAGACGCTTTAAAACATGATTTTTTCAAAGAAAAGGCGTCTGGTTTTATTGACTTAGTAAAAAGTTGTATGCAAGATGGGTTTGATAAAATCATTCGTATCAGTGCATTGAAGAGCATTTATCCTACAACTACTCAAAACTATAGAGGTGGAACCGAAGCTCCTGATAAAATTTATGCTGATGTGGTTATCGAAGGCAATCCTGGGTTCTACACTAGCCCCATGACAGTTCCTGTGGATGTGCTTGAATTACAGGATGATAACGGTGGAAGAGGGCCAGTTCCTGATAGCTTAAAACGCAAACAGGAAGTTACTAAGCCTGAGAAAACTAAAGCAAAAAGAACTTCTGGCGAGTCTGATGAAAATATTAATTTACCACAAAAAGACACTAAGATAAAGGGTGGAAATAGTTGGGATGACTCTAAAGCTGGCGGTGGAAATTTCAAAAAGAAATAATAAGTAAAGTTAGTTGAGAATTTCCAAATTGGTTGTATAATTATTACAACGGAGACTACTAAAAGTAGTCGAGGAAATACAATTTTTTACTTATGTCAATTGAAACTAATTTATTCGAGGATGCCTTTTCTCAGGAAGTATGGCAAACAACTTACAAAGACCACAACGACGAAACCTTATCAGATACATTTAAGAGAGTTGCTACCGCAATAGCATCCGTCGAAGCAACACAAGAACTTAAAGAGGAGTGGAATGAAAAGTTCTATGACATGCTTAACGAATTCAAAATTACTGTAGGTGGACGTATATACTCCAATGCTGGCACAGAATTCACTGGCACAACTTTAGCAAATTGCTTTCTAGGTGTAAAGCCTAAACACGATCAAGACTCGTTGGATGGCATTTTAGAGGTATTACGAGCACAAGCAAAGACCCTTAAGAGTGAAGGTGGTTGGGGTATGAATTTCTCATTCATTCGTCCTCGTGGGTCTTTCATTTACGGTATCGGGGTGGAAACTCCCGGAGCGGTGAAATACATGGAGTTGTTTGATAAATCCTCTGATATTATCACTGCTGGATCGGGATTAAAATCTAAAAATAAAAAAGCTAAAGGCAAAATTCGTAAGGGTGCTATGATGGGGGTTTTGTCAGTTTGGCATGGTGATATTGAAGAGTTTATTGAGGCTAAACTGTCAGAAGGTAGATTAACTAAATTCAACCTTTCAGTTAACTGCACCGATGAATTCATGGGTAAAGTAGTTGCTATTAAGGAATTACAAAAACAAAATCTTGAAATACCTGAAGATTTAAACCGTTGGGATTTATTATTTCCTGATACTCAGCACCATGCATATAAAAAAGAATGGAATGGTAATATACAACATTGGAAAGAAAAAGGTTATCCCACCACTATAATTCGAACCATTAAAGTTACAGATTTGTGGGACAAAATAATCAAGTCTACATATACTAGAAACGATCCTGGTGTTTTATTTTGTGATATCGCTAACAGAACACATTGCTGGAATTATGGAGAAAACTCAGATATTCAAGCTACTAATCCCTGCTTTCATGAAGACTCGTTAATAGCAGTTGCAGATGGACGAAACGCTGTATCCATAAAACAATTAGCCGATGAAGGAAAAGATGTTCCAGTATATACAGAAAATCCTCAAACTGGTAAAGTTGAAATTAAATGGGGCAGAAATCCACGAGTAACTGGATATAATCAAGAATTATTAGAAGTTTCATTTGGAGACGGAACTAGTATTAAGGTTACTCCTAATCATAAGTTTCTATTGATGGATGGAACTGAAAAAGAAGCAAAGAATTTAATAAAAGGGGATTCTATACCTAGTTTCATAAAAAGAACCGAGGTAATATCAAAGAAAAATAGAAAACCATATTATAGAATTGATTGTGACGTATATAACCATAAAAAAGATCAAATATTTGAACATAGGTTAATATCAAAATTTCATCATCCTGAAAAATGGAATAATTTATACAACGAAAGTAAAAAAGATGGATGGATTAAAGGTGGGGTAGTAGTTCATCATAAAGATTATAATGGATTAAACAATTCTATAGACAATCTTGAAATCATGTCGTTTAAGGATCATAATATATTTCATGCCTCTCATGATTTCTCTGGAACGAAAAATCCAATGTATGGAAAGTCTCATTCATCTAAAACTAAAAAGAAAATAGGCAAAAAAACGTTAGATAGAAATAAGGATGAAGGTTATAAAGAAAAATGGAAAACTGCACTATTAAATTCTCATACAAGAGAAACTAACGAAAAAATATCTAAAAGAAGGACTTCTTATGAATTAAATAGAAGATTAGAAATAGCAAAAGAAACTGGGTTAAACACTTTCACAATAAATGGTGAGTTGATGGTAGAAAAAATTTGCGAATATACTAACACTAAATTTATAGTTCCTTGGGTAAAACGTGAAATATGTTTAAATCCATCAATAAACCCTATGTATATTTTAGAATTAAAGGAAAAATGCATAGCTAACGCTAGAACAGTATTTGACGATAAATCTAAAATAAACTTACATAACCAAATAATGATATTTAAAGATTTACAAGAATCTTTAAATAGAAATCCATTAAAAAAGGAGTGGGAAAACGAATGTAAGAAAAAAAACATACATATACGTTTTAATACTGAAACTAAGAACCCGTATATATTATCTGGATATAAAGAACTTCAAGATAAATCTGTAAATTATAACCATCGCGTAACGGGAGTAAAAAAACTTGATGGATTACATACAGTATACAATATAACCACAGAAGATAACCACACAGTAGGAATAATAAACGATATTTTATCTAACGGTTTTAATGGAATATTTACTCCGCAATGTGGGGAACAAATGCTTCCTTTCGGTGGTATTTGTAATCTTGCTTCCGTCAACCTAACTCAGTTCATTAACAAAGATAGGACAGATTTTGACTACACTAAGTTACAGAAGTATATTACAGTCTTAACTAGATTTTCTGATAACGTCAACGATTATAGTAATGCACCTTTACCAGAATATGTCGAGTCTATGAGAAATAGAAGACGTATCGGGATTGGAGTATCGGGATGGGGGTCTGCATTATATCTCCTCAAAATTAAATTCGCTAGTGATAAGGCAGAACAACTTAAAGCAAAATTGATGAAGAAGTTTACTCACACTGTAGTAAAAACTTCTATTGAATTAGCAAAGGAAAAAGGAATGTTTAAGGAGTGCGATCCAATTAAACATAGTAAAGCATTTTTCTTTAAACAAATTGGCTTACCTCAAGACCTCATCGATGATATTGCAAAATATGGAATTAGAAACTCTGCACTGTTCTCGATTCAGCCAACTGGAAACACATCAATCCTTGCAAACATTATTTCTGGTGGATTGGAACCACTATTTTTGCATGAGTATATTAGAACTGTCATCGTAAATACATGTCCAGATGATATTAAAGAACTTGCTCCGAAATATTGGGAAGGAGAGTTTAAAGAAACTGAACACTTCAAATTACATAAGGAAGGAACCGACGATATTTTAAAGTATACACATACTGATGGAACTGTTTATAAGATTGATCGTAACCGTGGACTTACAAAAGAAGTTCTATGTGAAGATTATGCAGTTCGACATCTTAAGAAAGCTAATGAATGGGATGCAGCAGCAGATTATGCTGTGACAACAATGACATTATCTGTTAATGATCACATTAAAGACATGGCTGGTTGGGGTAAATGGATCGATTCTTCAATGTCCAAGACAATTAATGTTCCAAACGATTATCCTTTTGAAGACTTTGAAGATTTATACCTCGACACCTACAAAACAGGATATTTAAAGGGTATTACAACGTATAGAGCAGGAACAATGACAAATGTTCTTGCTAAAGCTGACTATAAGGCAGAACCAGTATGTAAAACATGCAAACGTTCAAAAGATTTATTGGGAGATATCTATCACACTAAAGCAAAAGGCGTTGATTATTTTGTAATCGTTGGATTGGATGCCAACAACGAACCATACGAAATCTTTGCAGGACAAAATGGATTCTTCTCTAAAATTTTAGAGAAGGGAATCATCCATAAAGTAAAACGAGGTCATTATCAACTCCTTGGAGAAGAAGAAGTAGTAGTCGATTCTATTACAAGTCATTTAGAAGAGGATGAAGAGGCTTTAACTAGAATGATAAGCATGAGTTTAAGACATGGAGTAGATTTAAACTATATAGTGCATCAATTAGAAAAGGTTAAAGGTGCATTAAACAGCCTATCTAAATGTATGGCAAGATGTTTAAAAAAGTATATTAAAGATGGAGAAAAAATATCAGGAGAAGAATGCCCTAGCTGCGGTAAAGAAACTCTTATTAGGGCAGAAGGTTGCAAGAAATGTATCAACTGCTCAATGAGCGTTTGTGGTTAATAGAAATTCTTAGCAACTGGAATATGTTGCCAGCCATCAATATAATCTGACGATACGATACCCCCTTCATTTAGGCCCCATACCCAAACTATACCATTTATATCCCTTACTATCACACCAATAGATTGTTCAGTATTAGTATAAAAACTTGCCTCTACTACATTATGAACAGGTGCTTTTTCAAATTGATAATAGATTGTAGTATGCGGAGAATCATTTGTAAATAAAGAAGGTGATGTAAACACATACGACCCCGCTAAAAACAGCTTATTATCAACAGAAATTAAACCAATTGCTCCAACATTTGGAGTGTCTGCCCCAATAATATCGTTAATATTTGGTAATGAAGCGGTTGTAGTTGGGGTTTGTCGGTATGTCGTTATATTAGTAGGAACCTTTAAATTAGCTACAACTCCACTACCCGTAGCACCATATCCTGAATACCCCCAAGTATATACATTACCACTGGTATCCAATGCAGCTATAGTTGTCACACTACCAAATCCAGCAGTTACTATTTTTTTAATATTAGTTAAAGTTCCCACTCTAATAAAATAACTGGAATTTGTATATGACCCCGTGCCTAAATTTGATGACCCATTCCATCCCGCGCCCCATACTGTTCCGTCACTTTTTATAACGTAACGTGTCCATCCCATTGCATAACATCCAGTTTTCTGAAGTGATGCTACACCAGTAAGATATGTAACAGCATCTTGCTTGCATTGAGTAAAAACGTGCTTATCTACAGTATCTCCTACTCCTAATTGCCCTAATCCGTTATATCCTGCTGCATACACTGTTCCATCTGTCATCAATAACATTATATTTGCTCCATTAGATGCTGCCCCACCACCAACAGATACTTGAGAAATAGTCTTACCAGCTATTGATACTGCTACTGGATGATTGACGCTAACTGTTGATCCGCTACCATTTTCACCCCACGCATTATATCCCCACGCATAACAACTATTATCAGTGCATAATACACAAATGTCTACCCATCCATTACCATCTCCCGAAACGTCAAAATCACTCACAGATTTATTAGAAAACATGATATTCAACTGAAGTAAAATATCTTCACTTCGAGGGCCACTAGCGATATATATATTCTGCCAATAATTTGCAGAACCCATCCCCCAAAAACTTCCATCACTCAACAAAATAAAAGTGTTGTCAACGGCTTCAAAAACTTTAGTAATGGTGACGGATGAATGTTCCAATAAATAATTATCTAAAAATCTCGATCTAGAAATTTCGCTTTGGTATGCTCCACTATTAAAATGCCCCCATTTATAATGGGCGTTTTGTGTATAATACCCTGCATTTGCATTTGATGGGCCTTGTATACCTAATCCAATAGCTGGCTCCGATACGTTTACAGTAGTATTACTATTACTGGCAACTATAGAACTTAAAGAGTAAATTAAAGTATCAAAAAGACTGAAATCGTAATTAATGGTGGATAAGGATGTCCCTATACACTCATTTGAATTGATGGTTATTGTTGAATAGTGCATTATTTATTATTTATCTTGGTTATAGATTTCTTCTACTAGATCATTGCTTATTAAAGTAGTTTCAACGCATTCCACATCTTCTACAGTTTCTATTTCAAGCATTTTCTTAATAATTTCCTCTCTGGAAGCCATAAGAACATTGGTATTATTAGTAATTTGGGTTGCGGGTAGACTTTTTGAAACTTCCTTCTTATTCGCCCAATCAAGAGACTTTATCTCCTTGTTCATATCATGCTTCTTTCGCATCAAATATAGCTTATTAAGGGTTTCAATAGCACCAGTGGTCGAAGTTATCAAAGATGCCAATGCCGCTATTTCATCAGGATTTTGACCTTGAACAATAAAGTTCTTCAAGTCTTGAACTGCTTCCAAACTAGTTTCAATAAGGCTACCAGTTTTTTGTAATACGTAGTCTCCTACAGTTTCTTCAGTTATTTTAAAAGGTTCGGGTGGTGCTTCTCTAGGCAATGGAGCAAACCCACTTGACAAATCTACCAATAACGTTTCATCGGCAGGAGCATCCCCATAAGTGTCCGAAGAAAGTTTGGCTATTAGCGTATCCAACTCATTATTCATGTATGTATTTAACAATGAACAGTTTAAAATATAGCGCACATCGATAAATATAGGTAATATGGAAATCATAATCACCACAATTAATGGAACCTTCATCGTTCCAAAAAGCAAGGAAGCAGAACTTTTAGCTTGGTTACAGTATAATGCGGTTCTTCGAGGGCAGCAAAAATTAGGAGAGATACAAGGCTCATCTTATTCTGGACAGCAACTTATTAACGAGTAGCTATTGCTTTTTTCCTATCTCCTGCTAAAATATGGAGATGATAAAAGCAGAAGATTTTAAGAACCTCTGGTGTGAAAAATACCGCCCACTTAAATTTGAAGATATAATTCTTAGTCCTGAAGATAAGGAATATTTTGAATCATTAAAAGTTAAAAAAGAGATTCCTCACTTACTTTTTACTGGGGCAGCAGGAATTGGTAAAAGCACAATAAGTAAAATTATAGTAAACGACATTCTCGACTGTCAATATCTTTACATAAATGCTTCAGACGAAAATGGAATTGACACCATACGAAACAAGATCAACAACTTTGCACAAACAAAGTCTTTTGACGGTAAGTTAAAGGTTGTCATATTGGACGAGGGTGATGCTCTAACGGTTTCTGCAATGGACGCATTAAGAAACGTAATGGAAGAGTATTCGTCCAACACCCGATTCATTTTCACATGTAACTATCTCCACAAAATTTCAACTCCGATCCAATCAAGGTGTAAACCAATCATACATCTAAATCCTCCTATTAGGGATATAGCTAAAAGGGTAATGTTTATATTAAAAGCTGAGAAGATTCAAATACCTGAATCCGAGATGCCTAAACTACTCACCCTAATTAAAGACAATTCTCCTGATATTCGTAGCATTATTGGAATGATTCAACAGTTCTCTCATACTGGAACACTTTACATTAAAGACACAACGAGAGCTAGAGGAATTGCTGAAGAAATCTGCAAAAAACTTGATAGTAAGACTGATATCATAGAAATTAGACAATATACTATCGAACACGAACAAGATTTCTCTGGAAGTTACTCTGAAGTATTAAAAGAGATGTTTGAAATATATTTCAGTAAAAAAATGGACAGCAGTTTAAAGTCTACTAAGTTACTTGAAATATCCGAAGCGTTATATCGTGATTCTTTAGTAATAGACAAGGAAATAAACTGGTTTGCTTGCGTTTTAAAGCTAAGTAGTATTAATGGATAACAAATATTTCACTCAAGTCTCCAAAGAAGATGACGATTTATATGTTGGAGTAGTATACGACCCATTAACCTCACAAGAGGTCTATAGAACAGCTAAAAATGCTGATACTACAGCAGTCATTGTAGATGTTAATAACTTCTTAACCTCAGTAGCAGTCAAGTATTCACCTAAAACTCAACAGGTGATTAGAAATACTGTAAATACTCCAATAGTTACTCAATCGAGTCCATGTAAAACCTGTGGAGGATAGATATTATATCGACCCGTTTAAAGAAGGTGGCTGTGGATAAAAACTATGAATCTTTACTGCCGTTATGTCATTATAATAAGCAGTACCCTCAAAGATATGCTTTACATCTATAACAAAATATTGTCCTAGAAATTTATTATCATAATCAGAGGTTTTATTAGCCCCCTGCTCTTTATCAATTCCTATAAATTTCCCCGATGTTCTATATGTTAACCCAGGCACACGAAAATTTATCCCCTGATTAAGGAATATACCCATCTTTAATAACGTTTGAACCCCATATGATTGACGAACAGGATTTTCATCTAACGCTCCATATAAACAAAATACAGGATTGATGTTATATAACCCTTTAGTTTTATCGAGTTTGGTTAAGAAGTAGTCCTCGTTATTGCTAGACTGTGATCCATGACCTCGATATAGATTCTGAATATAATTTTGTGCTATAAATCTTCTAGCAGTTTCGATTCTATTTTCCAACAATTCCATTTTATATTCGCCTGTTTGAGTATTGACGCTTATTATAGGAGTGGACTTAAATAACGTATTGTTTGTATCTGCTGACATATCTAATAAGGTATATTTGTTTATTTCAGCATAACCTTTCAGTTTCAAATCTACGTTAGAATTTGGAGTAGAGGTTTTATTTAACGGTGCTCTAGTAGGCTCTAAACCAACTTGTGGAACACTGCCATCTGAAGGAATTGCTACCACATCATCAGCTACAAAAAAATGTTCTATTTGAAGATCGCCTGGGGTGTTGGCGGTGCTACCAGCCTTTTGAAAATATGTTGTCATCGGTATCAATGATAGTTTACCAACATACATGCTTTGAGCACCGGATGTTACATCTATATTTATAGCATTGTCAGTTCTTTCGTTATGTAAAATACAAAAGTCAAATACTTGTGCCTTACCACCCGCACCTGCATTTAAGGTGGACTTCAATTCCCCTGAGTTAAAATCTATTTCTGATGATGTCGATCCCGAATGGTGGGCATAAACATAATTCAAGGCGTTTAATGCCTTTTCTTCTGATGGAATAGTATAAAACATTTTACTGCTCCCTATATCCCATTTTATATTAGGATCATTTCCACTTGCCGCTGCGGGTAATGGTGGTAATGCGTCTCCAAACCCTGTCAACCTAAAAATATCCCTAATTATATCACCCGTTTCTTTTATACCGTATTCGGGAGGAGGATTGCCATCTTCGTATACAGAGTAACTAGAATATAACAAACTTTTAGTTTTTAAACAATGATATTTATAATCTACTAATGAAAGTTTTTTACATTTAGTGTTTTGATTCGATTGATTTCCTTCTAATCCAACTGGACTCTCTATATCTACTATATCAGTGATAGCAAAGGTATATTCCAGTTTCCAATCGTTTATATTACCCCCTAATTTATACTCTGCTTGCGTAGGTATAATTCTCACGTATAATAAATCATTACCATTGTTATTAAATAACTTAATATTTTGGTTTTGTGGAATAGTAGAATTTATTTGTGCAAAGACATCTTCTAACGAGCCTTGAATAGTTATCTCCGCTGAAGTTACCCAATCGGCCAAGGTTTCTTTAATTGTAAAATTTATTATCCCTACTGGACTTATTCCTAGTTTATACCTTACTTTTGGACTGTCCGAAGAATTAGGATCATATGCGTCAGTTGCTAGTTCCATAATATATATCTGAACATCGTATTTACCATTTGCATATACATGTTCAATTACTCTATCATATACTACATTTCCATCTGGAATATTCGCCATATTATGCTATTAATTGAGTTAAAATTTCTTGAACTACTTGAGATTTTGGTATTCTTATAATATCACCCGAATTTAAAGGAGCTAATGGGTTCTGCACTTTATTAACTAAACATATCATCCACCATAAATCAATTGTTCCATATTTCTTATACGAGATAAAAGACCATGCATCATTTGGAGCTATAGCATAGGGGTCAAAAAATGAATCTAATAAATTATCTGGAAATATGACACTTTGCAACAAGTTATAATAGTAAAAATTCGACTGATCAGTATAAACGTTAAAAATATTTTCATACTTCGTAGATGTTAACTTTGGTAAATCATATATTAAATTCTGGATCATGATTAAGGAGATTTTGTTGCTAATGTGCTTGTTACAATTTGTTGGCTATCTAGCCCTCCATAGATTAAATTTAAAAGATTTCTACTTGGCATAAGCATTTCTGTTAATGTCATATTTATTAAATACGCATCAGGAATATTATAAAAATAAGAATTATTTCCATTTAGGTTCATGCGTCTAATATTTCCTACGTTTGATATTTTTAAATTTGAAACATATGATGCCTTAGAATGATATTGGTTTTCAATATGCACACTATAAAAAACTGGAGGATATGCTGTGACAAAGCTTACTTTAGCGTATAAATTCTGATAAGTTAATTGATTACACAACTGCCAATTTTTAGCTATTTCGTCTCCGCTTATATCAATAGTATTAAACAAATAAAAACTTATTGTTATCGATTCTTTCGATATTTCTGACCATATATAGGGTTTATCAATAAAGCCTGATTTCGGATATATTACGCCAGCAGCAAATTCTGCAACACCAATACTTCCTTCAGCCATATTCATTATAGGATTAACTATATCACCTCCACCTAAAAATTCACCAACTCCCCTAATAGCCGATCCAAGTTTTTCTATTCCATCAAAAGATGTCCATGAACTTTGAACGTTGAAATAATTTTCACTAAAATAAGGGAATATGTATACAAAACCTGTAGCAGGGTTATATGCTGGATCGTATAATCCATTATAAGCTACATCATCTGTTTGGTTTGATCCCGAATAATGTGCAGCGGCTTGTCCATGCGCTTGAGTAATTACACTATTAGCATTAGTGGTAAAATAACTTGTAGCCTGAGTAAGGGAACTAGTAGTTTGTTGATATTCCCTCAACAGTATTCGTGGTATCAGTGTATTAAGTTCGCCGGTCATTGGAGATAACGTCCAATTATAATTACCAACGACATCTATAACAGTTCCGTTAGTGCGAACCATAGATTGGGCAACTGCATTTGATGGCGTTAAATCTATCATAATAATTACATGTTATAAATTGACGTTAAAAATTCATTTCTTACTGCTCCAATAGTATTTATTGTTTTTTCCAGTGCTTGAGCCTTTTGTTTTGGTTGCTGCATGGTCGGATAAACGTTTACTCCTTGCTGATTATTCCCCATTGTAGTAGCAAGTTTGAAAATTGCCTCGGCTAATTTTCTCAACATCTCATTTGTAGACTCTGTATTCGATGCAATATCACCCAAAAGTTTCGATCCGTCTAAATCAATCTTTGAAGTAGCACCGTTTAACATCTTATCAATTGGCCCACCTGATTTAGCACCAATTAAGGTATCTTCACTAGATATTTTAACGGGTTTTGAATTTGGACGAGATATAAAATCATTTAAACTATCAGATGTGTCACCAGCAGAAGCATTTTCTTCTTTAAGTTTCTTTAACTTTAATTTACGTAAATCGTATTCCTGTTGTTCGTGTTCTTTTTTATCATTAACACCAAAGAAATTTAAAACAGATTTCTTCGCACTTTCGAAACTTCCTGTAACTACCTTTTTAACTTTATCTACAGTTAAATCTCGAATAGACTTAATCAATCCATCCCATAAATCTTTAGCTCCATTTAAAACATTTCCACCAAAGTCAACTGCTTCCACTGCTTTATCCTCCAATAAAGAACCTAATATCTCAAAATCTTTACTAACCCCCATAAGCTGGTATAATCCTTTAGAATAATCCCCCTTTGCAAACATTTTAAAAGCTTCAATAAGTGGCCCAATGACAGGAGCATTCTTAAATACGTTATACACCTTTTCTGAAACCCATGCTAGAAGGCGACTAATATAATTAAACGTTCCTTTAACGGCATTTCCTGTGAAGGATGATGCAGCCCCTACCTCGTCATCGCCTAACATAGAACCAATTATTTCAAAAACTGGATTAATATAAACTAAC